CTCACACCCAGATTTATTCCCTCAATTATTTTATTATGACACTCTTTTTTACTATGGCACTCAAATGTCAGTAGTTGAAAGGGTTGTTCACGGCAGTTGCGCAACAATCGTCGTAAAATGGGAATATTGTAAACAAAACAATGGCATCACTGTTTATGATGCAAAATACAGTTTTGTAAACAAGAATAATAATAACGCCTACTACGGTAATGAAACTGAGAAAACTGTAGCACAGGCATATTATGACAATCCAGCACCATTTTCTGGTGAGACTGAGTCATACGACTATGTGAAATATAGAGACCTTAAAATTAAGCAAAATTACACAATTAAGGTTTTAACAGATGAGGAAATGTTAATAGAATTAGGGAAGTCACCCACGATGCATAGACATGTATGCACCTATTGCAATAGGATCTATCAACACGAGCATCCTTTAGGACAACATAAAAATGATAAGCAATCAATCAAAGCTGATCATCGCCAATTTGACAATGATTGTCCTTATAAAACGTGTGCCAACTATAGCCATTTAGATTGTACTACTGAATGCACCAATCCAACAAAGCACACCAAAGCCCATAAAGATTTAGCCGAGAGAAGTGGTAATTTTAATAAGACAGTTATTAAATTACCTAATGAGGGCGTTGAACTAATGAATGAAATAATCTCTATGCAAAGAGATGGCATTCCACCTCTAAGAGCAGTTAATTCAACTGAAGGTGTTAAATACGAAGAAATAAAATTAACACCTGAACAAAATCAGGAAGTACAGCAACACAGTAATAGTCAAGAAAAGAAAAAAATAATGACAAGTGAACTATTACCAGGTCACACCATTAATGGTACTGCAATACCATTAGGTAAAATCATAATGGAAGAAGACCCAAAAACCGGTATATCAACAGCATATATTAATGTGCACGGAAAAACTGTAATACGCGAGTTTGTTGATATTGAACGTACTGCCTGTGTACGTTTCAGATGTGATGACGAAGAGCATGTCATAAGTACTAATGTATTTAACCACATAGTAATTACTGGATGTCGATTAAAGACACCTGACAAAACCAAATATGTAGCTGAACTCAAAGGCTTGATATTAAGAAATTTAGCTACTACAAAAACCCAAATGACCGCATCACTTTACCACGCCATACTTATTAGCGTCACACACACAATGATAGAGATTAATCTAGTCACTCAAGATTATCATGACGGATTAATCGGCCAAATCGCTAATAATGTACACACCAATAAATTCAAAAGAAGTCAAACATTTACTATAGATTTCATTAAGTATGGTTGCGCAGAAGCAACTAACATGTGCATTACAAAACACAATCCATTCGGTTGTAATGCAGGAACTATAGATGTAGGTGAACTCGATTTATCTACTAAAGAGTTTACTGGTGTTATAGGACCTTTACTCCAAAAGAATGGCGCACCCATGTGTAGCGCCAGGTGAATTACATCACTATATCCTACAAAAAATGCACAATTGCGTGTGTTTCCTTTAAAGGTTTTCAAAGCATGCCTGCCAAGTAAATCTTACAAAAATTTTCTTGGTTATATCAAACCTGACGTGACATGGAACTTGCAAATGCCACGTTATCCCACACAGCAAGAATTCAGCGAAATGCATTGTCCAACACTTAATCATAAATTATCACTAGTACAAATAGCACCTGTACACAAACAATCACCAAAAATTATAATGTTTGACTCATGTAAGTATAATTTATTTGCAGCAATGCGTCGCCACCTAACGTACACACCACAACACAATACACTATTTTTAACAGAATTAAACAAGTTCGTTGAAGAAGTGATAGTGCCAGAAGTTAAAGAATTACTACAAGATTTCGATTATTCTTATAACGTTTGGTACAATCATTTAACACGCGAACAACAAAATGAAATAGACGGTATTGATATAGAAAATATACTAAATAAGAAAGTAACTATCTTTTGTAAAGCAGAAAAACAACAAATTGATGGAATGGATTGGCCTAAAAACCGTAGTATATCAGCAATCAACGCATCGTGGAAGTATGTTATGGGCCCAGT